CCCTCCAAATCCGCTGCAACTGATTCGATCTTTACAACGTGGCCATAACTCAAGAAAATGCCGGGTGCTTCCGTTCGCAACATTTCAAGATCCTTGGCACTGACAAAGAGTAAAGTATCATCCCCATCGCAAAACAAGTCCCAAACTTTGATGCCAATCTCCCGCATCGCCGCTCGGCACATGATCACCATGAGTACACAATTCCCTAAGGCAGTGTTCATATCACCTGACATGCGTCCACCAGTAAGCTTGTATCGAATACCGGTGGTGGTTGCGCCCTTATTCCTCAGTTGCCAACTGAGCAATTTCGCAAATCTTGGGTCACGTAACATGTTTAGATAGACAGAGTGCTCTATCTTCAACATGTCAACCCCCACGTGAGCATCAAATCGCTTCATATCGATTCCCACCACCCGACAATCGGCTATGGCTTCCATCTTTCTTGATATTTCAGCTGCTCGTTCCTTCTGGTTCAGACCTTTCGCAATGGCCCTCTTGGATGTACCACCCGCTATTCGGGGACTGCGCAAATGGTACAGAGCTTCCTCAAGTGGCTTCATAAATGTGCCCACCTCGAGGTTGTATCTTGCACTTCGCGCCTGAATCATGCGTGCGTCTTTGGGTCCGCCATCGTAATTCAGTTTGTCTCCTTTCACAAAAGTTGCAAGACGGGCATCCAGCTGGGTCGCTGGTCCGTCTATTAACAAAGATTGTTCGGCATTAAGGTACCGTGTACGTTTTGCACCGTCATACAAATCGCACACCCGCCGGGTCTCCCACTGGTCAAAGGGACCAAACCTTCCACTGAGCTCCTTTGCCAATATCCTCGCCTGATATCGCAAGTCCGCCAGAGCCTCTTTGTCGGGTTGAGGTGTGGGCATAAGGACTCGAGTATGCAGTCCTTGCCATTCGTTATGGGAACATGGTCTGTGGGTGGTCATTCGCCAACACGCAGGGATGTCTGGAGCGTAGACGCGGTAGACTAACCGCTTATCGGGCTTACATTCCCAATGGATCGCCTTCTTGATGGTTGCACCTTCACGAACAGGGTACTGCGGTTGCCAGTCCCCTAGGCACATAGAAGCTTCACACACTGGGCCTCCCTAAGCTCGAGGCAATTTGAGTGGACCCCTCATCCACTCTGGAAGTACTGACCGGCAAACCTGTCCTAGGGTTGCCTCGCCCCGCTTCCACTGAGCCAAGCCAACCTTAGGTCTGACTTGGGACAGGGAACCACTCGCGAGAAGTGT